GATGAAATCAGAGCCCCAACTCCAAGCACTACTCAAAAGGCCAGATATCGCGCTCGTGATATTGCTAACCATACCCGTTATCGTGCTATAAATAGCACTTGTGCCGTTGCTTATAAAACTCTGTATCGAGCTTATTACACTTGATACGGTGCTTTGTATACTCGAAAGCACGCTTGATATCGTACTCCGTATACTCTCAATGATGCTCGACACGGTACTCTTTATCGTATTGATTGCATTGCTTACAAACGACTTAATATCATTGATTACACTCCTCACGGTTGCACCTATGTTTGCGAGCACATTCAGCACGATGAGCTTGATATTGTCGAGCACGGTTTTTACGGTCATTTTGATAGTGTTGACCGCCGTACTTATAAACAACTTGATGCGCTCAATCTTCTGATTGACGGATGATATTATCATACCGAGAACCATATCTATAAACGACTTGATGTAGTTCAAAAACGATGTGATGATTGTCTGCATACCTTCCCAAGCATCCGATACAAGTTGCTTGATGGCATTCCAAACGCCCTCCCAATCGCCATTGAGTACCGCCGTCCATACATCTATGATGTCCTTGATAATCTTTAGAGCCACCTTGATGACGTCGGTTATCAGTTTAAACAATGCCGACATAAAGGTTGTTATCTGTTCGCCGTGTTCAGCCCAAAATGCTTGTAATTGCTCTACAAGGGCACCTACGAGCTCGCCGATAGATGCGCACACCTCTCCAATCAGCTCTTTGATTGAGAGCCAAGTTTCATCGACTTGCGCCTTAAATTCACTATTCGTATTGTATAGCGCAACAAAGCCCGCTACGAGCGCCGCTATCGCCGCCACGATTGCCAATACGGGAGCACTTATGCCTCCGATCGCCGCCGCTAACGCAGGGAGATTTTGCATCAGCGTACTGACTCCGCTCGTGATAGATCCTATCCCAGATACCAACCGCCCGCCGATTGACAATATCGGCCCGATTGCCGCCGCGATTGCCGCCGCTTTGATGATTGTATCCTGCATCTCGGGTGATAATTCATCCCACTTTGCAACGAGCTGCTCTACCACCTCAAGGCCGCGCTCAACGTAGGGCATCAACCGCTCACCGATCTCGATTGCCACGTTGCCGATGCTCTCTTTTACTTGTGAGATTTTAGCCTCGAATGTCTCATATCGTTTTGTGGCCTCATCTGTTAGAGCGTTGTTCTCTTGATATGCCGTGCTGCTCATCCCGACCGCTCGTGACAGTTCACCGGATGCAAGCCCGAGGGATTTCAACATATTTGATTGACGGATGCCACTCATCCCCAACTCATCAAGGACAAGTGTCGCGCTCTCGCCCTGCTCGTCAAGGTTTCCGAGACCTTTTATGAAATCCTGCACCGCTATAATCGGCGCGTTTTCCCATGTTAGCGCAAAAGCCTCCGCGCTTATGCCCGATACCCGGGCTATCTTGTCGAGGTCGTTTTCTGTCCCTGCTCTAAAGTTCGCAACATTCTTCTCGAGTGATGCAAGCGTCTGACTCATTGCCGTACCGCCTGCCTCGGCGTTGATTCCGACGGATGACATCGCCGCAGATAATGCCAGGATATCGGTCGAGGATAGTCCGGCAATAGTTCCGGCGGATGCGAGCCTTGTTGACATCTCGACAATATCCGCCTCTGTGGTTGCAAAATTATTGCCCAATGCAACGATTGAGGAGCCGACCCTGTCAACATTGGTTTGGCTCTCTCCCGTCACGTTCATGAACTTTGCGAGTGCGCTTGCCGCCTCATCCGCTGATAGGTTAGTCGTGTCGCCGAGCATAACCATTGTTTTTGTGAATCCGAGAATATCATCAGCAGATACGCCCAACTGTCCGGCAGCCTCCGCAACGCCCGCAATCTCCTCTTTGGATGACGCGGTCTCCGTTGCCATCTTTTTGATGCCGTCTGCTATAGCCTCATAGGATGTCGTAGCCGTCTCATCAACGGTTTTCATTACACCCGTGAAAGCCGACTCCCAATCAGATGCCGCTTTGACCGCCGCAACTCCCACGCCGATGATCGGCATTGATACGGTCCGTGTCAGTTTATCGCCCACGCCCGCAATCTTATCGCCGACCGCCTGCATCTTGTTGCCGACTTCCTGCATCTGTGCGCCCATCGCTCCAAGTACGCCGCCATGCTCTCTCAATTCGCCATTGACGTTGTTTATTTGAGCCTGCAATCTCTCGTATTGCGTTGTGAGGTTGCGTACTTCTTTTGAGTCGGCACCATAGGCCGCCGTAGCCTCCTTGATGCGTTGCTCTAATAATGCAGACTTGTCTCGTAGGTTTTTCAATTCCTGCGCAAGTAGTTTTGATTCCTGGACGGATTTCGAGAAGGTTGACTTGCCGAGCTGACTCTGTAAATTTTTCATTTGAGCCTGGTATAGTTTCGTCTGTGATGTCATTTCGGACATCTTCTGCCTATACTCGGCCGCTCCCTCTAAATATACCTTTACGCCAACACTTGCCATAAATCACCTCAATGATAACGCCTCAAAAATATCTGTTATCTTTTTCTTTTTCGGCTTTGCGCCGTTCATGATAGCCATGCACGCTATCATATCCATGAACTCCCCGTATCTCGTGTTCATAGTCTCCTCGCGGGACATATTCAACTTGTGGCCGTAAAATACAAGCCATGACTCGTTTAATTCGATTCGGGGAGATTTTCTTTTTTTTCGGGCTCTGCCTCAACGGTCGTCTGTCCGTCAATCCCGAATTTCTCAAAAGCGAGATTGCAGAGCTCCATCAACTCATCCTCGGTCAAGTTTTCAAGCTCCTCGACCGTGATGACATCTATCTCGTGCGAGTTGTCAAGAAAATGCGCTTTGCGCTCGTATGCCTCATTCATAATACGAATGATACTGATGATGCCGCCCATCTGCGCATCAAAATCCTCGATGTCAACTACATCGCCGAGTCTTTGAATATTATTTCCGGGGCATAACCTGGCAAGTTGCCTATCTGCCCATACTGTTCGTTCAAAATGTAATTCCCTCATAGTGATATCCCTCCAAAAAAACCGCACCGCCTAGCACTTGCCAAGCGATGCGGAAAAATAGTGCAAAGCTCCCGACCTTATGCGGTGACGGGAGTATATCCGAGTTTTGTCTGCAAAGCCGCCTCTGCTGCCGCCTCGGTTGTGTAGTCGGTGCCGACATACTTCCAAACGCGATCCGCAGAGTCGTCACGCATGATCGTTGCAACGAGCTCCTGTGTCTTGAAGTCGATTTCCTCCTCCTGCGTAGCCGCCTCGAGTGCAGGGGCATTGAATATGCACTTTGTAACGATTACGGGAGTGTAGTAGGTCACACCGCCGCTCAAAGAGCGAACGATAAAGCCAACTCCAAGATATGGTGCGTTGTTGTCTCCGTATGCCATGAACCCATCCGCGCCTGCTGCCGGGAGTCCGAGGATGAGCTTTTCAGCATCCTGGAGGAGTCCGTCAACGGTGAGTGTCAGCGTGCCGCCGTTAAACTGTCCTGCGATCGTCTCTGCAACGATGTTGTCTGCATAGAAGTTGTTAGCATCTCCGCTCTCAACCTCGAGATTGACCTCAACGCCCCTTGCAAGTATCTGTGCATCGGTATATGATATCGTTCCCTGGGTATTCACATACTTTGCAACATAGGGCTTTGAGAAACCTGTTCCAACCTTTCCTGCTGCCATCTATATACCTCCTTATGGTATAAAAAAAGGGCTTTTCATAGCCCTATTATCAATGTGTTCTTTTTTTTATCTCCGCATCTATCGCATCACTCATTGCATCAATCGCCTTTGCCTGCCCGCCTCGTTTTGTGCGGTCGATAAAATGCTGATAATGCATAAATGATGTGCCCCTGTTGATACTGTTTGCGAGTAGTGGTACGGGTGTTGATTTCCCGCGAGTATTCTCAAAATATCCATCAAAGCCGACTTTTGAATCAACGGTATCGCCAATATTCCGTATCGGAGCAACGCCCATCTCTTTCAAAAGGATTTCCTTTTCGCGTTGGGTGCAATATCTCTTTTCGTTTTGATTGGCTTTGGTCTGATTTGTCACTTTTAGGGCCTTAATCTGATCGCGCATATAATCCGCAATAACTTTTGTCCCCTCATAGCAAGTTCTTTTGAATACCGCATCACATTCCTGCGGGCTTGCTAGT